GCTCAAGACCGCCAGACTGCATCAAAAGCNCAGGCTGCTCCTTGACGANTTCGAANATGTCTCGCCGGTACTCGTCAAAGTCCTGGTACTTGGACTTGAGCGAGTTGATTTGCCCCTGGAGGTGCTCCCGAAGCTGGGCCTGCATGTAATACTGGTACATGGGGCCGAGAAGCTGACCCAACCCCTGACCAATCGCCTGGCCCTCTTGCTCAAGGATCCTCCGCGCCACACGCTCCGCAACCTGCTCCACAACCTTCGGCCCTTCGGATTCCAGCTTGTTCAGGAACTCGTCAGGGCTCATGGCAGGTTCAGGCTCGCGAAGCTGCTTGTGTGCAGACGGCTGTTGGGGCTGTTGGTAACCCTGCATCGNCTGCAACTGCTGGAGGTAAGAAAGCAACTGCTGGTACTGCTGTTGCATCATACCAAGCTGTTGCCCTTGCTCCCCCAGCTTGCGCTGGAGTTCCTGGTAGCTTCGCTCCAGGTCCTCCGGGGTTTGGTACTTGCCTGCCCACAGCTTCTGCCCAGGGTGTCCCTGCTGCTGTGCCCCCGCATCCGTGTCCGGGTGTCCCTTATCGGGGCCGTCCTGCGGCTGCGTGTCCACAGTCTCCGGGGCCTGGTCCGGCTGAGTCTCGGGCGTATGTGGGGCGTCTCCCGTCTCGGGGACCCCAGCAACGTCCTCATCGCTCAAGCCGAAAATGTGCTGCACGTTGTCAGGCATGTTAGCCCTCCTTAATCCTGTCGAGCCTGCGCTCGACGAATTGTTTGACCTGCTCAAAAGCCTTCATGCGCCCTTGAGAGCGCCCGACTTCGAGCAGGTCATTGAAACTACGGGAGGCCAGGTCATTGGCCTCCCGTCGAATCCACTCATCAAGAACCCTTGCCAGCACGGGCCAGCCGTCGTGCATTGCCAGCCGAGCCAGCTTCTCATCATCTTCCCGTGTGGTCAGAGTACTCACAGCACGCCACCTCCTGAAATCGGCTGTCCTGTCGGGCCGTAGAGAACAGGCTGTTGCGGTTGTTGCGGCTGTCTGCGGCCCGAATTCTGTTGGCTCTCTGGCACCCGCCCAGCCACAACCTGCTCATGCAACATCTGCTGTAACGCCATCTGCGCCATCTGCTGTTCGACAACCTCACGCGGCAGGAGCAAGCGCTCGACATTCCTCACGTCGAATGACTGGATAAGCATCTTTGTCAACTCGTAGCGGTCGATGTACGGGTTCTGAGCCGCCAGCGCCATGAGTTGAATCAACTGCTGGCGGCGCAGTTCCTTGTTGGCCGCAGGGTCCACGTTGGAACCGCTGGGCAGGTAGTCACGCTCGCCAATTAAATCCCCAGGTTCCACCATCACCCACTTCATACTGGCGTCCTCGCCAAAGAGGCGAACGACCCTGCTCTGGTCAAGGAACTGCTGGTTGTTTAGGTCCATCAACATAGCTAGACGCTTAATGCCTAGCTCCTCAAAGAGCATGATCTTGACATCAAACCGAATACCGGCAGAGGAGCTTTTGGTCACAATCTCCGTAGCCGTCTCCTGGCGGGTCGGGTCTACACCACGCACCACGGGCGGCACGCCGAGAGCGTTTTCCATGTCTCTTTCAATGACGTTGCCCTCAATGTAAGCGGAGGAGGGAACATCGGAAAACGAAATCTCCGTCACGTCATCCGGTTGGTCCACGAAGATAATGCCGTGTGGCCTGCTGACAAGCTCCGACTCGTCAATGTCGGCTCCACGCCGCACCTTCCACATGCGGTTTAGGATCATGCTAGCGTTATCAATACGCTGGTTCCGCTGAGTGTTCAGTTCCTCTTGCAAGTGCTGGATGATCTCCACAGCACTCATGCCGTAGAACTCGTTAGGCAACGGCTCGAAGCTGGCGACCACGTAGGGTTTCTTACCGTGCTTCCAGTACGGGTTCTGACCCTCGTATGCCAGTTCGCAGCGGTTGATGAGCATGGCGTAGCGCTGGTCTTCCCAATAGTGTAGGACCTCGTAGGTCAGACCAATGCGTACACCCTTCTCGTCGGCCCAAAAGCCGTCGGTAGTCTCGGGCGCGAGTCCTACGGCGCTCATGCGCTCATAACGCCCGTCCTGGATGTTGGAAACAGAATGGACCTTCTCCCAGTCAATGGGAAACACACGTCCGAGACCTGCTTCTTCGAGCACGGCCAGCTTTTGCTCAATTTGCTCTCTCGACAACCACTCCCGCTGAAAAACGAATCTGCAGGAATCAATGTCATATCCTCTCGGATCAGGCCAAAAGTCAAAGTAATCCACGACCTGAATCTCGTTGTCGTCCCACACACGCTCCGAAATCTCCTGGTACTCTACAACGAACTCGGGCTGCGCCCCGTTGTACACCACGTCAATCGGATTGGCAAGGCGAGGGATGGGGATACGCACCGTCCGGTCCTCCACACGCCAGCCTACCGACATGATCCCGGCGGGGAAGATGAGGACGGACGTAATGAAGTCGTAAAACTTTCGCTTGATACCGTTGCGGTCCAACTGCTCGTCAACAAGAGCGGAGGCGACCTTAGCCTTCTCTGCGTTCTCGGCCATGATTTCCGGCGTAGCGCCCACAAACGGGCGAGGGATGAACTCCAGGTACGGGCGTGTAGAGAAGAACGACTTGACAATCCTCGCCCGGATAGAGTCCAGGTACTCGTAGGTCTTGGGGATGTGGAGGTTGCTACGCCCTTCAATGTGAGCCTTCTCCCGCCAGCCACGATAGAGCTTATACCACTCCAACGCTTTCGAGTCGTATTGCTTGCGCCACGACTCGGCGTAAGCGAAACGAGTGACAAGCTCTGCCGTGCGCGCCTCGCGGTTGAAGTCGGCAGGAAGGCGAAACGTCGGTTGTTCTACTTGCACCAGCGGAGAAGCCATCACTTACCACCTTTGCGCTTGTTCACACGCTCCGGCAGCTTGCGCTTGCCGGTCTTGCGCTCCCACTCGCGGACCGTCTCCCACGGGATCTCGCCCCGCTGCGCCATGGCGTAGAACTTACGGCGCTGGGCTTTTGATTTAAACGGCATGGTCGCTCTTGGCCTCCTAGCCCCTCAATAGCCCGTGATGGAACTCACCACAGGGCGTGTAAGCCTTTCCCGCCTGCGCCTGCGCTCGTACAATTCGAGCGGGCTCGCCGTCTTCGGCGGGCGGGACATGATACCGTACCGAATGGCCTCCGGACCGTGGTCCTCGCACTCATCTGCCACATCCTCCGGGTCGTTCTCGTCGTGGACGAGAGCGGGGAGGGTGCGGATAAGTTCGTAGCAGTTGCGGAATATCTGCAGGCGGGCTGTCTTGCGAGGCTGCCCCGTCACGGGGTCAGGCTCGCTGTTCAGGTCGTCGTAGGGCTTGAGCGCCTCCCGCAACGCCCGCCAGCCTGGAACCCTGCGGTTGTCAGCCGGGACCAAACCTTTCAGTCCGGCCTGGGCCATGATCTCTGCACCGGAAATGCCCCGATCCTGACGGCGGTTCCACAGGTCGGGGGAGGCCACGGTATAGCTGATAATCTCCTCTTTCGGCGTCATGTTGAGGATGATCTCAGCAGCCTCCGTGAGCGTCAGGTTGGGCCTGTAAAGCTCACGGTAGACGTAGAGCTTGCCCTCCGGCGAAACCGCCCACCAGTAGCAGGCCGTGCAGTCCAGGCCGTAGTCCAAGCTACGAAACCGCTTCCACCAGCGGGGGATTTCAAAAGGCTCGACGACGTGGATGTCCTCACGCCACTCGGGGAAATACTGCCCGGCAAACACGTTCCAGTCGCCTTCGAGCAGCGCCCTGCGCTCCGCTTCGGGCAAACTCTGCAGGCGGCGGATGTAGTCCGGGTCGTTCTTGAGCAGGTATGGGTTGTCCTGAACCCTGGCCGGAATGAAAGCGTACCGGACTCCCGTCTCGTCCTCCCAAACGATGTCCCGCAGGCCCTTGTCCACGAACATTTCCTTGACCCAAAGGTGGCCGATGTTCCCTGGATTGCTTGCGGCCCTGGCCCTCGGCCACGCACCGGGGACCGTGGAGCGAAGACGGGAGCCGACCAGGTACGTCCACATGTACTTTGTGAAGTGGGTTAGCTCGTCAAAGCCGATGAAGCCGTACTCAGACGACTGGTACTTGTGGACGTCGGACTCTCGCTCACAGTACCCAAACTCCAACACAGAACCATTCTTGAAGTACCACGCCTTCTCGCTGGCTCTCCACTCGCAAACGCTGCGAGGGAACTTCTCCAAGCTGCGCTGGATCAGAGACCGATTCAGTTCCGGGAACGTGCGGCGCAAAAGCAAAGCCTTGTTGCCGGGAGTCTCCACGCATTGGATGAAGGCCTCCCACAACAAGGCTTCGGACTTGCCTCCGCCAGCCGCCCCGCCGTACAACACCACATCGGCAGGGCAGGAGTGGAACACCCGCTGGCGTTCCGTGGGCACGTATACGGTTGAGAGGTCAAACTCCCGCACCCGTATCATTCGAGCCTCTGCGGCCTCGGCACGCCGCCCAGGTTGATGGTGAACTCAATCGGAGCGCCGCCCTTGCCGGTAATCTCCTGACGGTCGTTGTAGCGCTCACCGCGCCGACCCTTGAGAACGCGCTCAATCATCTTCTGATCCCCGTTTAGGTAGCCCAGCATGAGCGCCGTCTCTTCCACAAGGTCCGTACAGGCTTCGTGGGCAAGCTGCTCCATCTCAACGAACTCCTTGTGCCTGCGCCATTCGTTGCGGACCTTCCACACAGACACACGGGCGCTGTCCGCCGCGCCGCTCTCGGTGCCCTTCCAGGACAAAGCCTTGAGGTAGACGATCATCTTCTCCCGCTCTGGGTGGCCNAGCATGAAGTCTTCGGGCACGATAAAGCGGNTGCTGAACACACGGGCCTTGTCAATGGCCTCTTTGAGAATGTTTGCTAGTAGCATCTGCGGCGGTTCAGCCAACGCTATCACCCAAAACAAAAGACCAGGCGCACATGCCTGGCCGTTATAGACGATGCGGCTTGANTATATGCTAGCAGGTCAACCTCGCCATGTCAACACTAATGTGATAGCGGCGCGGCTTAGAAGTCGATCGGGTAGCGGGTGATTCTGAAAGGTTTTGCCGTTTTGCGCCTGCGCNTGTTGCNGGAGCCGGAGGACTTCCTGCTGCGGTTGCGCCTGCGGACATCCTCTTTGTAGGCTTGGNTGATACCGGCGAACACATCCAAGGGAAGCTCNCTGGTCGAAAAATGGCGCGCCCGCCAGTTGTAGAACCTGTCCTCCTCCGGCACATCCACCCACGGGCCTGGGCCGTACTTGGACCGCATGTACTCTCGGTAGAGCTTATAAATATACACATGGCTATACAATCGCTTCAACGGCCCCACTTCACCTCACAGCGGTCTTTCGTGCTTGTCCCAAGCGAGTATACGCGCCACGAAGAACCTGCCGTGGACAGGAATCGTCTTTTTCGCCAAGGGCGTGTCAACGGAATAGTCGTCCACAAGGATCGCGCCGTGCAAAGACGCCTGCTGCGCCCAGGACATGACTTCCGGTTTGCTTCCGAAAAACACCTCGTATCGCTCATACGGAGCGCGGGAGAAGACAAACGCCCACCTAGGAGTCCACGGCTTCCACGCCCGAAGCCGCCTAAACCACACTCTCAACCGCTCGCGCATATCATTCCGTCCTACTCGCCAGCGCCTGCCATACCTTCGGCTGAAGCACCTTCAGGTATGTGCCCTTCATGCCCATGTTGCGGGTTTCGACGACGCCGATCATCGCCAACTTCCGCAAGGCGATGGTGGCTGTGGATCGGCTGTACCCAACACGGTCCGCTATGCTGCTCAACACCACAGGGCCGCCGTTGGGGTACAACTTAGCAAGTGCGGCGATAACCTCTCGCTCACTGTATGACAGGTTGCTGTCAATCAGCTTCATCACGTTCATTGTCAAAACTCCCCTCCTGAGCTTGTTACTTGATTACCTCCTCGGGCTCGCCAAACAGCGCTGCCTACCGCGGGCGTTCCTGCTCCACTGCGAGCCGCAGGATCGCCCGTCCAATGGCCTCCGCAGCCTGCCGCTGGTGGTGTCGCAGCGTCTGCTGGTAGCGCGGGTCCTGCAGCCACTGGCGCTGCTGACGGCCCACCTCTGCTGAGTCCTGGCTGCATCGCACAATGGCGTGCCACTCTGCTCCGGCCCTGACAGCGTTGGCAATAGCCTCGTTGATGACGTCCTGCAGTGTCATACAGCGCTCACCTCCGGTCGCCCCGGCACTTCGTGACACGCCTCACAGCGCGGCTCGTACATGTCGTCGCCGCCGGGCAGAATGACGGGGCTGTCCCACGGGGCAGGCTTGCCGTCAATCAGCCGCTGGGTGCGGGTCGCCATCTCGCCGCACTTGGCACATACTGCCTTCAGCATGGTCACCGATTCCGCCGCCCACCTCAGATAGGCCATAGAAGGCCACGGTTCGCCGCGGAAGTCTCTATCGAGCCCGGCGACGATCACCCGAAACCGCGCAGGCAACGACGCCACGATCCGCCGGGCATCCTCGATGTCGAAAAAGTGCGCCTCGTCAATGATGATGACAGAACCCCCCTTTGCGTCCTTCGCAGCTTGGATGATGTCCTCGGCCGACCCGACGGGAGTAGCCCTGACGACTGCCCCAGTACGACTCATCAGCCGTTTGCCATGCACTCGGGCAGCCAGTTTGTGCGTGAACACCAGAGTTTTGATGCGGTTCGCCCTGAACCTGCGCACCGACTCGATCAAGTCCAGCGTTTTNCCGCTCCTCATCGGCCCACATATGACGTGGANGCTCACTGCGAGCCACCTCCCGCTAAACCCAACACTCGCTCAACTTCGGCCATCGGGCACTCCGGTTCGTGATCGTCGATACGCAAACGGCAGTGCCGACACCAACGGGCCACGTCCAGTACAAACTCGTCATAGACTAGGCGGAGCACAGCCTCCAGCTCCTCGATGCGGTCCAGCAGCGCCAGGGCGGTCCTTGGAGTCATCGCCAGTTGAAAGTCCTGCCNTGACCACTTTCCGGGCACAGCCGCCTCGGCGATACGGCGCANCTCCTGCATACGCTCAGGNGTCAGGTCGGCCATCTTCACTCCACCTCCGTCGCTNCAGGCAACCGAAGCACNTGCCCNACCCGCAGTCGCCCAGGGTCCACGCCTGGGTTCAGCGCCCGAATCTCGGCCACCATTTGCCCCGTGTGCGCCTCGGGCCAGCACGTCTTGGCGATGTGCCACAGCGTGTCGCCCGGCATGACCACCCACTCCGCGGGGCACGACCACGGCACAGACTCCGGCACAGGCGCTTTCATGTAGTACAGGTGCAGGTGCACCGCACCGTACACAGCCAGCGCCCCGGTGACGACGCACAGCAGGGCGCACAGCGTGATGACAANCCNCTTCAGCACGGCCATCAGCGCCCGTCNCCACGGGCGGCGGCGTGCATGAGGCCAGCGATAANCAGCCCCGCCAGCATCCCTGCGTAGAACGTCACAACGAACCACACCCACATCGCCACACCTCCCCTCTGGTGGGGCCGTTTTGGTCACGCAGGGTAGGCCCCAGTCCTGCGCTAGTCGTAAAAGTCCACACGCACCACACGCTTGAGGCGGCTCACCCTGACCCTGTACTGCTTGCCGTTCAACTCCACAGGGAACTGCACACGCTCTATGGTTCCGTCATGTGCGGCAAGCACAGCGGTCTTCAGCTTGTCCCACGACTTCATTTCAGGCGTTTGCTCGTANGATAGGGGCTTCAATTGGCTACTCCTCTTCTCCGTCAATCCAGCGAAGCTCGGTCATCCAAGGGCGGCCCAGCTTGAGCGTCACCTTGCCGTCGTCCGAAAGCTCCCAGATGATCCGCACGCGTTCAGGGTCAATGACTTCCGCCGCGTTCCGGTCTACCACAAGCTCGCCGCCGTTCTGCTGCAGGACGTAAATGAGATAGCGCTTGTAGAGCAGCNTGTCTTCATCGTTTGCCATGGAATGTAGCTGGTAAACCGCATGCTGCAACGCTGAGGTAAGGTGGTAGGTGAACTCTCGAATAAAGTAGGCGTCGGATTGGTTCATGCGGCTGGTCGCCTCCTTGGCTAGATGTGTCATGCACATTCTAGCGCATTAGCTGTTTTGGTGTCAAGAAAAAGTTTAGACCATGTTTTTCCTGGCAAAATTTGCTAGCGCCCAACGGGGTCCCAAAGTCCCACAGGAGTCCCGCCGCCGGGGCCTGGGTGGGGTGCGCCCCCCTGGGCTGGGATTTCCTGGCAGCCTTTCCTGGGATTTCCTGGAAGCGTAGACCCTGGACGCGGCGAAAAAGNGGAATTTGGTCTCGAAAAGGTGTTGACATACTAGCGCATTGATGGTATAGTGATAGTGACATCACGTTGACAGNACGAGAGGAGCTGAGGATCATGGAGAACCGGCGGGAACGTCTAGCTCGTGTTGCTCAGGGATACACCGACGACGATCCCATCATCCAGGACGCCAGAAACTGGTTGCTCGACGCCTTCGGAGATGACGATGACGTAGCGGATTACATCGAGAACATGAGCGTGNTNGAAGTGGTNCTCGCTGTTGAGCGATACTNCGGNGGAGGATGGGAGNACTTCGTTGAGACCGCCGTCCTGCCCAATGATTCCAACTGACGCCAGGCCACTAGATCCTAAGGAGGATGATTAGCATGCGGAGGAAATCGCCTGTCGAGCTCATGGACTACGTGATCGTTATGCTCCGGGAAGAGATCGCACGGGAGAAGGCCAACGGATGTCCGTTCACACCGGAGGAGTTGAAAGAATCCGCAGCGGAGCTCGACGAAGAGTCCGCCGAGTGGGTGGCGTACTGCACCCGCTGCGGGGGAGCGATTGAAGCATCCTGCGATCACCGTCTTGTGCTCACCGCGGCGCTTACTCACGTGCACCGGCGCCCAGGGCACCAGGTGATAGTTGGCACGGAGATCCTAGGGCGGAGCTACGCGGTGGGCGCCGAGCCCTAACCGCTAGCACAAGCATAGCACTACCACTACACACAAGGCCGCGTCCACAACAGGGCGCGGCCGATTTTTTGTGCGCGCTCCGGCTGGGCGAATGCATGAAAACGCCGTTCTGGAGCGCCTTTAGGCCACAGTTTGCGACANTTTGCGGCGCNCGCCAACTATGGTCCGATCGTGAAAAGCCGCATCACTGCTGCATTTGATATGCACTAGTATAGTGATAGTTATAGAGTTAAATCGACTTTGAGGGTGGTGTNAAGTATTTGGCCTTGACATCGACGTCAAACCATATTTATCTACATAACTATGCTCCGGAAAGCCGCTTGTAGAGCGGTTTTGCGCCCAATTTTACAGTTTGCAGCGCCCGCAAACTGTCGCAAACCATGCGCGGCAGCAACCCTGCAGGCAAAAAATTTTTTCTCCCGATCGCAAAAAACATGTTGACACAGTACTAGCACCGTGCTAATATGTAAGTGAACGGAGCACAACGCACCTTGAAAAAGCGGAGGACTCCAAACCCCGCGTTATACAGTCCGCCCTAGGACCGTGNAGNATNCACGGTATGGCACCTAGTGCGCGGGACCACCGCGGCAGTACCACACATGTGGTCGATCTGGAGCGAAATCCGGTCAGAAACCTGCCGCGGGGAGAGAATGAGCGACGCTGCTAAATCGCGCCACCAAACACAGCAGCAGGCTACTGGCAGGTATGCCTGCTTCACCAACACCTGCCACCAGTTCCCATCACAGAAGAAAGGAGCCATGGAGAAATGAAAATGAAACTGCCACTGTACCAACTCATAGCTCGTGCCGGTGACGCTGCGAGCTTCTGCGCCAAGCATGGTAACACGGAATGGCAGCAAGTGTGGGAAGAGNTGCTGGCGCAATGCGAGGAGCTGCTTCCCTCCGGGAGTGGGTTCGATTCAGGAACCAAAATCCAGTACGCTGGCTCCAGCAAGATCGTCCTGCAGACCAGCTACCACCATATGAACGAATGTGGATACTANGACGGGTGGACCGAACACACCGTCACCGTCATACCGAATCTGGTCCATGGGTTCGATCTGAGAATCAGCGGCAGAAACAAGAACGACGTGAAGGAATACATCGCGGATGTATTCTGCGACGCGCTGCGGAGCGAAGTTNTCTGGGACGGTAAAAAGGTGGAGCGGGTGCAGTAAACGACCCGCTCCACTTCCTCGCCAGAAGGTATTGACATACTAGCACATTGCTAGTATGATAGTGCTAGCGCAAGAGCATGGAGGAGCGGAAAATAATGGGTCGCATTCGGCGCCTACGTGAGGACAACGGCGGCAAGTTGCCTTTGTTCGCATGGCCTGGAGGCTACGCCATGATCTACTGGTTCGAGGAGGGCGGATATACGTATCCGCTCTGTGG